TCTTACGTATGGGGTACACCAGCGCCTTGGGATTTCTCACAAAATTATCCAGCTGTTGTTGCTAACCTTTCTGGATCTTTCAGTGGCATGGGCGACTTCACTATGGGTAGCTCTGTTAATGCTTCTGGCACATTTACTGTAGCTGATGGTTATCTAGTGATTAGTTCAGGCGCTACTTTAAACAATGCTACTTTTAATAGTGGATTAAATATTTCAACCGCAGGCGTTACCGATTACTCTGGTCTAACGGTTAATGGCAATATAGATTTTGCAGCAGCAGGGAGCTATAGCTTCACTGATAGCTCAATGTCAAGTATATCTAATACGTCAGGTGGAAACATAACAGTCCAACTAAGTAACACAACAATACAATATGCATCAATAGACCCATCAATAACAGTCGTATCAGCACCGCGCACACTGACACTCACAGGCTTACAACAGAACAGTGAAGTAAGAATATTTGAAGCTGGCACAACAATACCTGTTGATGGCATAGAAGATTCTGAAGAAACATTTACAGCTTTTGCAGTAAATGTAAACAGTGTTGATGTTGTTGTACATAGTATTGCTTATGAGTATCTCCGAGTAGCAGGTGTTAACACAACTAATAATGTAGAGCTGCCTATCCAACAACGCTTCGATAGGAGTTATCAAAATGGGTAGAATAACGTTTGACGGTGTTAACAAATTTATAAACTTGGATGAAGTAAATGCAGTAACCGCAGGATATATTTACTCAGAGTGGAAAGGTTTTGTTAAGTTTTCAGACAATGCTAAATACTTACCAGCGTTCTCGGTGTCAGGTGGTGAACCTGTTGGTAGCAATCAAACCATAGCGCCTTACTTTTTTGTTCGTAACGATTTAGGTTGGCGAGTTAGAATGCCTGAACAAGATGGGGAGATTATTCTGTCTGGTAATCTATTTCCAACAGACCCAGACTCAGCTTTGTTTGTGCAACGTACAGGGTATTTTGCTTTTTTAAGATTAGAGGTATCTACACGCGCAGTAGTGATCTCAGTACCAACCGCTGTACCAGCTTTGACCATTGCAGAAACAGCATTGTTATCTGGCATAGAAACACGAACTGATGAGGTACATACACGGTTAGGGTTAAACACCACTAAACCATTAACCAACAAAGCTGATGGTGGTATTGAAGCCACAGGTATTAATATTACCGCTACCAGTGTCGGTAACAATGTTATACAAACTCGTCAAGTATGAGTGCTTTATCCCTAGCAAGCCTTGGTGTGCATTGCTCAGCACGAGCAGTAGCGCTAGCTACGCTCGGCGTTATATGTACTGTTGTAACGCCTCAGATACAAGCACCAGTAACACCAGTAACACCAGTAACCGCATCAATACCTTCTGCACAACGACAAGATCATTTTAAATTAAAGTCACCTACTCTTGAAGCAATTAACTACAAACAACTGTATCAAGAAGATGAAGAAGTAATTGCGTTAGTAGTCTCCATGATTAATACAGGATTAATAGAATGACTTGTTCAATAAAAGATATTTTAAAAAGTAACAACATTGATCCAAATTCTGGTTTTGCTAAAGCAGTAACCATTGAGTTTAATTCGTCTGATCCAACAGTTAACAGTGCTGGTAAAGCAGTGCTGTTGAATACCATGTTAACCGAAACGCTACTTAGCCGTAACAACGTATTGCAAACCATCTATACCAATAAGCAAGATGAAGAACTTACAGTACCTGCTAAATACCAACTTAAAGCCACAGACAAAACAGTAACAGAAAGCATATCTCCAATACCAATTATTTCAAAACGTAATGCGGCTGCAGCGATACTAAGTAATACAGTATCAGTTGGCACAACTTTTGGGGGAGAAGGTGGCTCAAGGTTATCTGACTTTGTTAGTGCGACTAGTAACAAACTGAATGCATTGATGGATAAGGGTCAAACGTTATCACAATTTGTTGAGTCTGCTGCTTACGAAGCGTGGCTCACAACTGCCAATGAAGCAGATTTAGCAGCCTTTAATAGTATCTTAAAGCTGAGTTTAAGGCTCGATGCCAGAATCAATGGTACGCCAGGTAAGCCACCACTTCTTGATTTCATGGCTAAAGACAAAACAAGACGGATTAAACTTCGTGGCGAACCGTTCGTAAAGAACGGTGAACAAGTTAAGTTTTATGGAATGTTGGAATATCTATCGCAAGATGTGCTTGGCAGCAACCCTTCTGATGTAGGTAATCCAAAGGTAACAATCAATCAACTTGTTTTAGATGCAGTGGCAGTCAGTATGTATCAATGGCTTAGTATTGATGGGATTGATTCAATGTTTAATGATGATACAACTATTAATAAAATTATTGGTAAACAAGATAAAAACTTAATTGATCAAGAGTATCAGGCTACATTTCAAAAGGTAGGTACAGTTCGCGCTGTCGTTAACCTACAAATAGGTAAAGCAATAACGGCTAATCTTGGGTTTGAAAAGCTAAAAAATGTTGATGGTGCGTTTATGACACGGCTCCAAGTCGGGTTAGGTCAATTAGCTGTTGGCTTTATGATTGATGAAAAGATATTGATCCAAACGCCTGTGAAAGCTTCAGAGTTTCCAAAACAACAAAACTACGAGATAGAAACTTTATCGAGTGAGAAGACACCCACAAGTCAAGATACGTTATTTGTAGCGGTTAGTTCTGAAACCGAAATGCTAAAGGGTGTTATGGCTTTACGTGATGACAGACGAGATACTAACGCACTCGATGAATTATTTGATATCGAAAGCGGAAAAACGTACCCCTCAAGTAAACCCTCTAATAAAACACCTAAAACATATAAACGTACTTCTCAATCAATACCTCAATCAACGCGAACCGTTATGCAAAACAAGCAAAATGACGCATGGGGAGTTAAAGAGAAAGTTGCTGCAAAATTCTTTAGTACATCTGAAAAGTTTATTAATGCGGTTATTGGTATTGTAGATGTGGATAAAAAACACATTACTCAACAACGTAGCTTTAAAGCAATTAACGAATCAAAGCTTCGCACACTCGCTGTGTTTAAAAAGTTTAGAGAAGGGCTTTCGACCCCTAATGATAAGTTCTATATGAAGCACTTTCTTTCTAAGAGTGCGCGTATGTTTATTGCTAACAACTCTATTAACCCTGTAACTCAAAAAATGATACGGACTTTTATAGGGTTAAAGCATCACACTATGACCGTAAAGGTTGACGATCCAGCTACTCGACTGAATTTTGATCTGGCTATTGGCGAACTTTTTGGAGTAAACATTAGTGGACAAGCCCCCAAGATAAGTCTCGCTCAAATTGCTCAAATCAAAATAGACACAGCTGACGCAGTTAAACTAATCCAAAAAGATAACCTGTCTCGCCCTGAAGAAGACATTATTTTAAAAGCTATTGGTAAGAATGGTTTAGGTGGGTTTGAGGGGTTGTTAGCTTTAGCAGATTATCGAGCTGCTGAATCTTTTGAAACTACGCTCACAATTGAACATGATGCAAAAACAAGTGGCATTGCTCTTGGGCTTGTACAGGCATTAACAGATCCAGATAAATTGCCTGCCGTGGGTGTCTTTACCGATGGTGTTAATAAGTCATACGGTGAATGGCACAGCCAACTAGGTAATTATGATTTGTATGAACAACTCACAATTAAGTGGGCCGAATACATTAAACCTAAACGTCAAAGCCGAAGCGCAAAAGAAGAGAAAGCGTTTAGCCTGTTAGACCCAGAAGAAAAGAAAGTCGAAAACGAAAGAGATAAAGCCGAACTAAAAGTGCTGAAAGTAAAAGTAGCAGGCGTTCAATCTATTTTGGGAGATTTCGTATCTAAAGAAATTAGCGAAGTTATGCGAACTTACAGTAAAGACCCTTTAATGCAGACAAGCTATGGCTCAGCGCTTGAAACCGCTAAAGCTGAATTTCGTAAAATAGTATTAAAAGAATGGTATACCAATTTCGCTACCAAAACTAAAGGCAAGCAACCAGCCTTAAAACAATTAAAGTTATTAGAGTTATTAACGAACACCACTATTGAGAACAAAGAAGATATAGACCCAATAACATTTAAATTATCTAAAGGGCAAACACTCGCTTTTGAGGCGACTGTTGACCAAACACATGGCAAGGCATTAACCAAAGCTTTAAATGAACAGTTAAGTGGTGTAACAGAGTTTAACTACAATGTTAACAAAGCAATGCAAGCTCTGTTTGTAATGTTTAGTGTTAAATTTAAACAAATGCTGAAAGCTAAACAAGAAGAAATTGGCGACAGAACAATATCTATTGAAGAAACAAACGAGGTGTTTGAATCAATACGAGCGTTCATGCCAATTATAAAAGGCCCAATGGCTAAAAGTCTTGATGAAGGTATTACCTTACTTAAAAGTAAGATCAAACGTAATAACGGTGTGGTTAATGGTAAGTTAGATAATAGATACAAAGTACAAACTCAATTTAGTGAGCCACTAACAGGTACTGATAGTAAAAGTAATACGTCATTTGGTGAAGAACAAGTATACGAAGGGCCAGGGGTTGGCGGCATGGTCAACATAATACACAACATAGACGCTGCTATATTAGAAATTACTGAAGCTTCGTACACCACTATTGGTTATTTTGATGCCACTATTTCACGACTTGACGAAGCTAATGCAGTTGCACAAACCATTAACAAAGCTTTTTTAGATGTCTCTATGAGCCATAGTATTATGGCAGAGACATTAAATAGCTTTCAACGAATTGCTGTTGAATTAAACAAAGATCCTGATCAGACTTTGTGGAAAGAGGCAGTTACGCTTATGAACGAGACTATTTTTAAACGTGAAATACTTGCAAAAAATGGTAACGGACAACGGGTGAAAGAAAACGCTGCGTTGTTTATTGGCAACTACAAGCTTTTACTAAAAACAGTTCAACAAAATCGAATTAGTTTTCTTGAAGATAACCCAGACATTGCTGTTAACAACTATGCTGGCGCTGAACCTACGGTACACGTACATGAGTCTGCTACAGCCGCAACGTTGAGTGAGGCTGATGCCATTGATTTACTTTTTGAAGATGCTCTTACTTTTAGCAATACAGATAAAGGCCCAGATCAACCTAAACCTTTAAATGAACGGGTGTTCAACGAGAATGAAAGTCCAAAATTAGATGCTGATGGTTTCGTAATATTACCTCGTAAAAAACCAAAAGAAAAAGTTAACGTTACATACACTGAAAAGTCTAAAAAACAAAACAAACAAAAGTCACGTAACAATAAAAAAGGTTCGTCTGACCGTACTATTGATTTTGACAATTTCCATTCTACTTTTGAAGGCACTATTACAGCCAGTACCGTCCAAACAATTTTTAACCATTTAGAGCACATGGGTTCAGATGCAGTAGATACCCCTAGTCATAAAGCTAAATTAAAAGAAGTGTTAGATAACGTAGTTCAAGTACAAGAAGCTATTGATATAAAAGTAGGGGAGACAGATACAGAAACCTTTGGAGCGTTACGAACATTTACGGATGGCAAGCTTGATATCACAATTCAAGCATCTACTAACATGATTCGCAACAGATCAGGCATGACAGCTCAAAACGTGTACGTACATGAGCTTGTTCATGCAGTGACACAGTTTGCTATTGATACAGACTTTGCGGCTCGTAAAGTACTTAAAAAGCTTTATAAGCAAGCTCAAAAAAATACTACTTGGGAAGATTTTTTAGCTACTGATGTTGCATCAGCTACAGATTCTGAAATACGACTTGCCAAAGAAAATTACAATTATATTTTTAATAATAACAAAGGGTTAAACGGTAAAGCCACAAATGATTATTTACACGAATTCGTTGCTTCTGGGTTAACTCATAATACTTTTTCTAAGAAGTTAGAATCAATTAAGGTGCGTGATGATGTAACAATTGAAGATAGTAGTTTATGGGAGCGAATTTCAGCTTGGTTTGATAGGGTAGTCAATCTGCTTTTAGATAGGCTGGATAAAACTTCTGGATTATCTTTGGATAAAGCATTAAGGCAAGTAGTTAATGACATAACCAATACCCATGAAAAGAAACGTATTAACATTTTTAAAGCGTTTGATTTAGTTCATGTGGCTAACCCCTATGCATTAGCAGCAATAAAGAAAGTTGTGTTAGAGCCACTGACAAAGTATCGCAAATATACCGAAGCTAACCCTCCTAGTAAGTTTAACGTACCCAGACGAGCGTTATACCTGTTATCCAATATAACAGCATTGGCAGATGACAATATACGGGCTAACGTCAGCACTATGGTTGGTCAGATCTCTCGTAACTTAGGTATTACTGAACGTAGTATGTTGACTAAATTAGTACGTGAAGTTGCTGGTTTAACTGAAGAAAATTGGCGTTTTCACGTATTACTTAGAAAATCAAAAAAGATTGTAGATCAGTTACGTACACAAGTATCAGCAACGATACAAGAGCAGCTAGTCAGAGCTATGGATCGTAAACCGACTAAATTACAATCTGAAGCTTTGTATAAAGTATTTTTAGAATCAGACCTGTCTGTGTTGTTAGACACAGCACAAAAAGATAAATACACCGTAGAATCTCTCATTCAACTTTTAAAGGATAGTGATTTTTTAAAAGAGAAAAAAGACGAAGTGATTGCAGAATTAAACAGTGCAGAGTTTGGTAACAATTCAGATTACTACATTAAACAAGGTACGGGATTAGGTAATTTAAACACGACAGGTGAAGACGCTACATTGGGGCAGATGCGAAATGCACATATTATTGCAACATTAGCTAACCGTAAAGATCAGAAACAACAAGGTGATATTACTCGCGCTGAAAAGTTAATTGATGAATTAGCAACGCTTCAATCATTATTTCTGTTAACCGCTGAAACAAAGCTTGCAGCAGCAGAAGTGGTAGAACATGAACATTCGGTTAACCCTAAAACCAATGGGATTACTACTTTATTAGATTTACAAGTTAACCATAAAAAAGACTCGTTAGAGCGACTATTTAATGGGAACAAAATGCAAACGAGGAAAGGGTATGTAGCTGAAGTATTTAACTCTGATATAGATGTCAAAGTAAGTTTATTACAAAGTACTCGTATTAACGAAGACACAGGTAAATCTGAAATTGTTAATTTAAAACTAGAGCTTGAACGTGAAGGTTACGTGATGATGTCAAACCCTTTAGCTAAAGATAAACTAGACCCAACTCCAGGTCAAAGATTTATGTTTGTTAACACCAACAAGCATACTGCTAGCTGGGTTAAATCAATCATGTCATTGACAGCAAAACAAAGCCAAGGTTTCTCTATTGAAGATATGCACAATGCAACAAATTTAGACATTGCTTATAAGGACGCGAAGCAGTCCGTTAAGCAAATTCATGAAGATATGGATAAAGAAATCGCTAAACAGTTTGAAGGTAAATCAACTAAATTCAAATCGTCTACGTTAATACCTTTGGTTAATGATAAAGGTGAAACTGTAAGCTATCGTTACATGATGACTTCTGAGTTTAAAGAAGACACCTTAGAACGTAACAATGCTTATGACGCAGCAATAGGCCGTATGTACGCCAGCATTGAAGACAAAGTTAACTCAACTCAAATTAACTTAGAAGCAATGCAATTGGCTAAAAAAGATTACGACGACAACTACCTATCTGACCCAAGTAAATTTGTTGATGTAGTGGAGAATAGCGCAGATAAAGAAATTGCTGAAATGTACGCGCTCATGCCTGATGAACTTAAAGGTGAACTAGAAACTATTTGGGGGAAAGGTAAGCCTGTAAAAATACGTAAAGAGTATTTAAATCTGATGTTTGGGTTTAGAAAATTACGAGCAAAAGATGCGAAAAATGTAGTTGGCACAGCAGTTCGCGGTGTGAATAGCAGCATTGATTATGTACTACGAAACTCGTTCTTTCCAGCCGCACCTAATACTGATATTGGTAAACTTTGGACTGAAGTAATTGATATGGTTAAAGACTTAGTTGTGGTTAGAACAGGCGTGATATTGATACCTAACTTTATGAGTAATAACTATGTGCAGTTTGTTAAAGGTATACCCATTAAACAAATTGGAATTTACCAAAAAGAAGCTTTAGAGGCATTAGATGCATATCAAAAAGAGTTATTGGAACGTGATATAGCAGTCAGTGAGTTAAAGATAAATCTTACTTTAAGTAAAAACAAACGCGCTAAATTAGAAGCAAAAGTAGCGCGACTAAACACTGAACTACAAGTTAACCCAGTAGGGCCATTAATTGATGAAGGTGTGTTTGGAAGCATAATAGAAGACATTAACTTTGAAGAAGATATTTATTCATCTAAAGCCAAGCTGAGTAATAAAGCAGGTGAGTTAGCCGATAAATACCTACCTGATTACGTTAAACCAATTTATAAACATCTTTATCTTACGAAAGATACAACACCATACAAAGTGCTACTCAAGGTAACGCAAGTCAGTGACTTTATAGCTCGGTATTCTTTGTATCGCCATCGAATGGGTAACATGCCTAAACTAAATAAAGACGCAACAGCATCTTACGTACAAGATGTTATGAATGAAATCGTTCAAACATTTGTTAACTACGACTTACCAACTTCGGCTGAAATGCAATATATCAATGACGTTGGTTTATTTCCGTTTTCAAAATTCTATTTTAGAATTCAAAAAGTTATATTTTCACTGTTTAAAAATCGACCTGCATCACAATTAAGCCTCCATGTATTAGAAAAAGCTGTAGGTGAACAAGTCTCTATTGATGACGGAATACTAACTATACCAGGAACATTCGGCAGACTTAAAACGCCTTTGGATCACGTAGACACAATAACAGACGTACCTTTACTTGCAGCTGCGTCATCACTTACGACTATTTAAGCATTAGAGATTAGTAATAATGGATCACGATAAATTATTAAAATTAAAGCCGTTTGCGACTAAACGCCAAGAAGTTTATATTGATGCAGTCATTCAATACGGTAGTCAAAGCAAAGCTGCTATTGCACTTAATGTATCAAAACGAAGTTTAGAACGTGGACTTAAATGTTTACGAGATCGTGCTTCACGACAAGGCTGGTCGCCTGACCATGATATGACACATGCAGCACCTGACACGCACTTAGTTAAAGGTGTCAGTACGTTTTATGATGAACTCGGTATACCTATTCGCCAATGGGTTAAAACAGACTTAAAGAAGGTAGATCAAGAGTTAGCGTTACAAACGTTTGCTGATGGTTTAACAGCTGATCTAAGCCCTTATGTACCAAAGCCTAGAGTGATTGCTGACAGTGCCGTAGAAGAACGATTAGCGTGTATTATGATAGGAGATGGGCATCTTGGTATGCTAGTCCAAAAAGATTATGGAGCAGGGGAGTGGGATTTAAATATTGCTGAGAGTGCGACATTAGACGCTATTGAAAAGTTGGTTAGATCTTGTGGGCGAGGCACTAAAATTATGCTGCTTAATGTGGGTGATTTCTTACACGCAAATACGCCTGGAATAACAGCTGCTGGTACGCCACTTGATACGTCAGGGCATTACGTAGACAGCGTAGAAGCTGCGGTAAGAGTCTATCGTCAATCAGTTGATATTATGCTTGAGTACAACGATGAAGTGATCTTAATGAATACTAGAGGCAACCATGACAGTGATGTTTCTATGGTTATTAACGTTATGCTAAAAGCTTTTTATGAGTCTGAACCACGGGTGGTTGTGTTAGATAATACGTCAAAGTTTCAACTATACATTTATTATAATGTTTTTATAGCAAGTCATCACGGTGATAAAGGAATTAAGCTTCAAAGGTTATACGAATATTACACTCGGACACAACCAAAAGCTTGGGGTGAGACAGTCCATAGATATTGTCATATGGGTCACATACACCATAAGCAAGCTTCGGAAGTAGGGGGAGCAATGTTATTTGAAAGTTGGAATACGCTTGCATGCTCAGATGAATGGCATGCCCAATCGGGTTATGGATCAGCACGATCAATGTCAGCCGTAATTTATTCACCTAAATGGGGCGAGGTACAACGTCACAAACTCAGCTTTGGACAGCTAGAGGTTGCTTAATAATGTTGCGTTGGGAAAAAGGTTTAGCTTTAATATGTGTAGCTTATCTTAGCTACACATTTATTTTGTTAGCTATTGGTTAATCTATTTGATACTCAAGTTCGTCACCAATCCACGCCATAGCAGTACAAATTTCATCCCATTGCTCGTCATAGATAGACTGATTTGCAGGTATTGAGTCTTCTCTAAAGCCGTGTAAGGCTTGCCATACCACAGCCATAGCTTGGTCTGTGTTAAAGTTTGTTAGAGGTAAAATTGTATTAGAATATTTATTAGAAGGGTATTTGTTATATTTACTGATTTTAGCCATTAGATTTAATGCATCAAGAGCATCGGGAGAAGTTTGGTCAAAAATACAACCGTCTGAGGTTACTTCTAGGTTGCTAAATTTATTCAAGTACCACAGTAATGCAACTACGATTTCATCATAAGGTTTTTGTTGGGTTTTACAAAATTGGTTATACGAATGGTATTCATGTGTTAAAACTTTTCTAGCTATATAAAAGTCTTCATGCTGATCGTACCAGCTACCATTAAACTGAATCCCGTCATTATCATTTTTTATTACATCAATTTTTACATCAGAATATTCTTTAAGTACGCTAAACATTTCTCTAATTTCTTCCCATTCTTTGTCAGTAAAGTCTCTTGTTTGTTTCCAGTAATGCGTGTAACCCATTATGTTTGTACTCCCATTTCTACTTCTGACATTAAATCTGGGTGATTTTGTTCTAAGTTATTAAGCAATTCAGTGTCAGTCATTTCTTCCATCTCACTAAAAAGCATTTCTGATATATCCCAATAACTTAATTTTTCATTTACAGCAAGATCAATAATTTTCACTCTATTTAAAATCACTTTTTTCTCTTGATCTTTGTAAACCCAAGCTTCCATTTCTAGCAAATTATCTAGCGTTTGATTACCAATGCTAATATCTTGTGTTTCTACAGTCAGACCACTAGCATCGTAAACTTGGGTTATTTCAACAGAAGTTTCGCCAATTTCTTGTTCAGGATCTAGTGGATTGAAAACAACATTTTTGAATTCGGCTTCTACAGTAAGCGTAATATTACCGCCTAGAATATAAGGAAATTTTAAAATCATTTTGTTTATCTCTTAATTTTTAATTGATTAGATTTTTATCCATAATCTGTTTAGCGTTCATATATCGGGTCATCTCTTTTCCGATCCACTCACCAACAGGTACTGATACACCATTACCTATTTGTTTATAGGCAGCGGTGTCAGATACTGGAAACTCAAATGAGTCAGGTACACCTTGCAGTCTTGCAAATTCACGAACTGAATAAGGTCGTACCCCTAGTGGAAAACGTTTATCAACAACTAATCTAGTAGACTTATCTTTTGCATAATGCGCTACGCACGTTGGAGCTATATCATCTTTTGATGGATCAGAAATAATCGGCAAGTCACGATACAAACCGTTCATTCTCGCCGTAATTGCGGATGGTCTAGTGACTTCTGGATATTCTTCAACAATGTCAGATAATTTAACTCGTTTTGTGGCTGTAGGTGGCCTTACTTGAAAGTATCTTTTAGTTGCTATAATAATTAATCTATTACGTCTTTGTGGAAGCCATGTTTCTGACTTGATAGGGCAATAGACTGTTACGTAATAATCAGGCATATGGGTCATTGCTTCCATGACTATTGGAAACGCTCGCATACCTGGGACGTTTTCTACTACATAAAATTCAGGCCGAGCTATCGCTAAATGCCGTAAAGCATGAAGAAATAGCTCATCACCTGTGCGTGTGTTATGGATATTAGCAATGGTGCTATATTTAGTGCAGGGGTAGGTAAACACCATTCCGTCTGCTTCAGCTTGCTTTGTAACCATTTGGTTAGAAATATCACACTGCGTCATGTGATTACCTAAATTATGTTGGTATGTCTTGCAAGCATCTTTATCAATCTCAAACGCTTGTTTAATCTCTATACCAGCTTTAAGTAACCCAATATCCATTAAACCAGCGCCACTAAAATAGCTGTTTACTGTGGGTGTCATAATGATTACCTAAATTGGGTTTTTGGGGTTTTTCTTTCTGCGGCTTTTAACGTCAACTTCATATTTTACTATTGCAAAAATAACCCCAATAACTACGCAAGCGATAGTTATTGGGATCAGGATATAGGCAACACCCATAATGAATAATACCGTTATAGCTATCGCACTTGTTACTGCTATGGTCTTTAAGGTATCAATCATTTTAGTTTACTGCGTAAATTTACGTTGACCGAACAAACGATTAATTTGTGGATCACTAGCTTTACCTTCCATTTGCGCCATAATTTTTGCTGTAGCTTCGGCATCACTTTCGTCAGCTTCGGCAACCTCTAGTAAACCTAAAGAATCTAAATCAGCATGCGTAGCAACGTCATCAAGATCGTCAGGTACAGGCTCGTCAGGTACAGGCGTTATACTTTGTTCTGGTTTACCGAATACCATCGGAGTCACGCTTTCTGTCTTCACGTTTTCTGATGTTTTGAAGCTACGCTTTTTAGTTGTAGGCTTTACTCCATCATTAACTTTAGTTTTCTTTTCTGCAGTTTTATTAACTTCTTTTTGAATCTCAATTTGAAGTTCAAAGCTATCATCTGCGCCAACAATAGCGGTATTAGATGTGTCGATACCCTGATCTTTTAGGTAAACGTTAACTGCTTTAAGTAAGTCTTGCTTGTCGAGTATAATTTTCATGTAAATTTAGTTCCTATAATAAATAAATTGTTAGCGGTATTTCAAAGAAGCATAATGTGCAATCATTAGTGCATCTGATTTACCGTCTTGCAGTCCACCTTTTGGGCCATGGACTATAATTTTTGGATAAAGCCGTTGGCATATACTAGCAACTTCTTGTTTTAATTGCCGTGTTCTAACTGCAGCTTTAACTTTAGGTGCATCTTTAACCTTTACAGGTGGTTTAATTCCAATGGCTTTTTGCCATACTTTAGGTTGTACAAGGTCTAATCCAATACTGCTACAACCAATAATGCCGTGTAATAAACCAAGGTTAAACCCAAAACTAAAATTTGATTTGGCGCTTACGGTTGGTAAACTATGAACATCTTCTATCATCACTTTACAAAGGGAGTAATCTTCTTTTACTTCCTTGAGCTGTTGATGAATTATATGTGGTTGCTCTTTATTAGAAATGAACTCTGCTCGATCTAAGTCAGGGGCAAGTATGCAAATGTAACCACTTGCCCCTGGGTCGATGCCAATAAAAACTTGCACTTACGTCCAAGCAGCAACTTTTTTAACGCCAGTACCATCAGTGCTTACTTTGGCTTTGTTACCTGTTTTATCAGTAACTTTACCTTTGTTCTTTGTAAGCCATCCGTCAATCCATGAAGGTTCTGCGTTAGCATTAAACTCAACTAAGGTTTGACCTGCTTCGTTAAACGCTTTAACAATGTCGTTTTCTTTTTTAGTCTCTTCACTATCTTGCCATACACCATCTTTGTTAACTTGCTTCATGATAATGTTTTCTTGCAGTGCCAAAGCAACTTGTTGTCCGTTTAACTCAACACAAACGGGTCGAGACATTGGAATTTCTTTCTTAGCATCGTTATCCCAACACTTTACAAGCTTGTCTACAGTTTGAATTTTATCCAAACCATGACCTGTTACTAAGTTAACTAAGTCATTAATTACTACAAAGCCTGGTTGGTATTTAAGTTCACCTGTAGGTACGCCCTGTACTTTTACTGGATAAGTATTTTTGCGTCCTTTTGCAGTACCTGAAGTAAAGTATATTTTTTTGGCAAATACACGACCTTGTGCTGTAACCAGTTTAAGATCCATAAAGTCAGCTCCACCAGCTGAAGTTCCGATAAATGCTTGGTCAATAGTGAATCCATAAACATCTGATTCAAATAAACCACTGACATGTGGACGATCACCTTCATCTTTAATGGTGTCGATAAGCCCTAAGTGTGATGCGTTGTAACTCATAATTTTTATCCTGTTGTTATAAAAAGTGTTATATGACTAGTTGTAGTACTATGACTCGTTGTAGTACTCACTTAGTCGGTTAGTAATTAGCTGAATATCATTATTAATATAAAGCTCGTTTTCGGCCCACAAATCCATTGGTGATCTTATTTTTTCACCTAACGTTTCTGCTGTTAAGCCAGTTTGAAATACATACTTAAATCCTAATTTTTGCTCACGGTCTGTCACTGTCAACAAATCGTTACCATCTAAGTATGGTTGCAACGCGGTTAACGTTATCTTACGAGGCGTTATAATGATGTTGTAATCAGCTTCTACGCCTACCTTACCAACCGATCCTTGAATGGGTACAGTGGTTTCGTTTACTAATTCTGTCTCGTTATAGGCCGTTGTGGTGTGCGCTAAGATAATGTAATTTTTCGTACCTGACTTAATTTGATGCATTAAGTTGTGGTAGTACATAGCGTACTGTTGCCATGCAGCGCGTGTGTCTGGAGCATTAAGTACATACTGGTTACGGTATTGATTCATCAAAAACGTGATAGTGTCTACTACTACAGTATGGATTTCTGGCATATCTGCTTCTAATTTTGCTACTGCATCAGGCGCTATCATTGCATCATCAACATTACAATGTTTCATACCTGTTCCATCAGTAGGTATTCTAAACGGTAAATCTTTTAGATCTGTGTTCAGATAAGCTACGCCTGGATCATTTGCCATCTGGTGCAATGAATGGGTTTTCCCCATTGATGGCCCACCAGCAATAAGCACGATACGCTTGTTATCAGGTTTTGAAGATATTTGTGTATTTGACATTTAATTTCCTTTGGTTAATTTTTCTACTTCTAATTTATGCAGCCAGCTTTTTCGCTACTGTTCTCATAATAGTTTGATTGATTTCATCATCACTTAATGGTGGTTTTACTTTTGTATTAAAATTATCAATCTTTTCTCTAATGGCTACAATATCGAACCCTGCATCCACTAGACACAGTGCATATTTAATATACATGTGTGATCGGTTGCCATCTTCTGTTTCACGTACAAACCAATTTTCTAAATGGCTCATATTAGTATTTTCATGAATTCGTTTTTTAATGTTTTCTGATGTTTTAGTTTTGGGTATAAACAAAGTTGCATCTAATAAATCACCATCGTTATTAATGATAATTGCATCTTTGTTGGTTGCCCATTTTCTACTAATGTCTTTAGTTGCTTCATCACTAAAAAAGGGTAGCCATTCAAATACGTTGTTCATGTATTGGACGTATTCTTTTCTATTCAAGCGCAATGTATGTGTTAAAGGTAAGATAATACGGAATCTATGAGCGTCATCTGTGTGACGTTTTGTTGTATAGATTTTGTATTTAAACTCTTTTAATAGTAATTGAGCTGTAGATAACGAAGTGTTCTCATCAACATCTAACACGAGCATATTAAAGCCTGGAATAGCTTTTTCGCCTATACGGTAGTTATCGGCAAAGTGGTGTACAGTCCAGTACAATTGGTCTTCTATAATTAGCTGGTCAAGATCATCGTAAGAGCAGAATATTGGCGTAAAATTCAAAGTTGAATCTTCGCTATAAGATAATGTTAATCGGTTTAAATCAGTGAGTTCTAATGTTTCACCTGTATAAAATGCAATGTCATCTATGTAAGATCGTTTAATAACAATGTTGTTTTTCAAACCATACGTAATAGCTAAACTAAGCATTTCTGTTTTGACTTGCTTATTACCTTTAAAAAACGGTAAGTTTTCCATCATGTCTACAATAGTTAGCTCACGACCTGCTTCTGCAATAAAATGAGCAAGTCTGACGTAAGGTTGATCGCGTGTCAGTAATCTTGCGTAAGCCTCGCCGCTATCTTCTACTAATCTAATTGCGTACTTGATATGGTCAATAGTAACTTCAGTGGCTTTGTCAATCCACGCATACGCACCTGCTAATTTAAGTACTTTTGAATGCCTATGAGCCATCTCAGTGGAGAGCATTTCTTGGAAACTGGTGTAATCTTCTTGTGCTCTGTTTTCACATTCAGTACGGTATTTGTAATGGAATATGCCAGTATCTCTCGACATTTTTAAATTCATGCCAAAGTATTCTTCATTAGCCAATTCAACTAATTCTTGTGTAATAGTATTTAGGCTGTCATCTGTTTTACTACAATGAAGTTGGTCGTATGCAGTTACTGCGTCAGGTTTAGGTTTATGGAACGTTTGAGTAGTGAAACCATAGAGAGATCTACGACCTAAACCGTCTATATTATACTCTTCAAATTTCTTCTCTTTCTTTGGGTCATTTAATAAGACACTAGGCGTTCCGAATAATAGTAAGTTAGCAGGTGTTCGTCCGTCTAACGGTGTATTACGTTTTTGATCGCTGGTATGTTTAATCATTCGTTTACCCAGCTTACCTACATCGTATAGCTCTAAATAAGTCGCTATTACGTCATCAATCTTTTCGATGTGATGGCTAATCTCGTCAATCTCAAGGCTCATAGCACCTGAACCAGCCATCAATAGTTTCTCGCGCATTTGCTTTACTGCGGCAACACTTGCTTCTGAATACGAAAACATGAAAGGGCCGCAATTAAAAAATTCTGTTCTAAGTTTGTCGTATTCAGCATCTTCATCATCATCAGCGTTTTTAACTGCTTCTTTCGCTAATGCTCTCAGTGATAGCTCACCAATGGTTTTATACGTAGTGTCCATAAACTGTTTTTTGAATGGCTCAATAATGTTTTCTTCTAAAATGTCTTTAGAATGGCCTTTGCCTGCTCCTGATGGTGCTAGATTAATAGCGTACACATTTACGACAGTTTTTTTATTAGCATGAAGAATGTTTGTACGCATTGTTGATGCTAATTTGGCTATAAAATAAGCTACGTTAATGCGGAAAAATGCAGTGTTTTCAGTTTGTGTTTTACTCTCAATAATTTTTACAAGTTGTTCGGATAATGGGTGGTATTGATAGGTACTAAAATCAGTTCTATTTGTTTTTTTTATCATAATATACTCAAGTTATTTTATTAGCATTTTGGGCTAACTAATGTCTAAACCAATAAAAGCTTTTACTTCGTTTTTCTTTGCTTCTATGTATTTTGAATTGTTATGGTTAATGGGAAACCACACTTCACAACCACTTTTAGTTTTGACATAGGTGTACATGCCACTGCTGTTTAAAGGTAATACTAGTTTGCTTTCTAATTGTGTTGTCATAATACGAGTAATCCGTTGGTTAATAAATTTGCAGCTTGATCACAATGGGGTAGGGCATCACAAAACTTACAAGCTCTTGCCTGACTTGGTATTGTTTTTACTATACCAACTCCATTTTTAGCCATTAATGCGTTTGCACCAGCTATATCAGTACCAAAGTTTTTAGTACTTCTAGCAGCTGTTGGGTTCTTATAATACTTGTACTCAGAAGGATCTTTCCAAAGTTGTTTATCTGTACAAAAGGGTAGAGCAACAGAAGTATTAACTTTGTGCCGATCTAATTCTTTTAGTTTATTAATGATAAACTTTTCAGTTTCGTCATATGTCCACAATTTAAAATGTTGACTCATAATTTGGGCTTGCGGATATTTGATATCATTCGTTTTATATGCAACCCAATCTGTAAAGTAATAATTGATTGTTAAAATCATACTAGTAATAATTTCTGGATTAAGCCATTTGTAGATACTGCCTTGCTGTACGTACTTCTCAGCGTTAGTTTGTTTAACGTAGGTGTATGTACCAGTGCTTTTGTAATCGTGCAGCTCACCTGCCATTACGAGGTCAAACTTACCGCCAATTGAATACCCCATAATTTCTTTAATTGAACGGAGTTCCATGTAAACAGGTGTAATTAACTCACCTAAAGCTTTCGCATGTTCTAAGTCTGCAGCTGTTGGGTTTAATCGAATTGAATCACGAATCTGATCGTTAATACCTAGTAGCTTACACGCCTTGGCTCTAATCTTTTCGTTGAACCAGCTGCTCTCAATAGCATCGTGCATAGCTGTACCCATTTGAGACTTAGCTAGGCTAGCTATTTCAACGTTCATTACACTAGCAGGGGACTTGTTACGATTGGTTAAAACAATCTCTTGAGTGGGCTTTAACAGCCCTGTAGCGCTAATGTAATTAGGTGTATAGACATGATCATAGCGATCATTCAATAACCAGATCGCCATGGGTAAATTAATATCTGTTTTATTTTTGTAGTTAATCTGCATTCGTAGTTGTTACTCCCAATTCACGGATAACTTGATAAGTACTTAATTCATCTTCTAAATTAACGAGTATTTGAAACGTTGATTTAGCAACTAAATCAAATTCTATTGGATCAGATAAATTTAGTTTACGAACTACTCCTCTATTACTAACTAACGTTACATCATTCTCATCAACGCAATCAGCACACAGGTAATGATCCAGTAGCGTATGTACAATTGTGTACGTTGTTCCTCTAATCTTTAAGTGAGTTGCGTAGGTTAGTGCTTCAAATATTTGATTTAGTGTTTTCATTTATTATTTTTTGTACACCTATAATATGTTTTATATCAGCTCTATTAGGCAATGTTATTTGGTCTAACCAGTTTTTTCCTATATCTAAATTTGCTGCCATCGGTACTAAATCGGATTGAATAAGAGGGTGATTATTCCACTCCATTGCTTCAATCAGGTTATCGTTTAACCATTTAATAACGTTAGGGTCATCTCTAAATATAAAATAAATTGCGTCATGAACTGTGTTTATTGGGTATATGTCGTTAACAAATTCTGACTGCAAAAGCTTGTGTACAAAAGCGATAGCAGTACGGTTAATTAACATTCCCCATGATTGAGTCACTGCGTTTACTGCAGATCGTCCTTCAGCCTCCGCTGCAAATAAATTATGTTTTTTAGTTAGCAGCGCCTGTTTTAATAACGGGGTACGTATTCTAAGACCAAAAGCACAATTTAGGAAGCCATTTTCACTTGCAAAGGCTATTTTCTTTTCTGACCATTGATCAGATACTTTGTATAATTCGTGGTAACTATAATCAATCTGTTTGGCTAATTCTTCAGTTAACCCTAAATTGTTAACTAAGGTACGCCATGTACCCTTGTACGTTAATGCAAAAGTAGGGACTTTAGATTTTTGACGTAATTTATCGTACAGTAATGTAATACTATTAATGGATTCAACTGTATCAGTTATATCTGGCATTTCATCACCAAAATACGCTTTAGCTCGTAAACAATGTCCGTCAAATCCATCAGAATAGACTTTTATTTTTTGTGGGTCTTGCGTCAGTATTGCGTTAATACGATCCTCTAAACTAGCAAAGTCTGCACCACCAAACAGAAAACCTTCTGGCGCTTCAAAGCATTCTTTGATTAACCCACCATACTGACTTTTACTGGGTATGTTTTCTAAATTTGGATCTGACCCACTTAAACGACCTGATTGAGTACCACCTAGCTTTTTACTACCATTTAGCCATGCTGAACCATCTTCACGTATAAAAGCATAGTTAATAAAGTTCTTAATAAACGTGCCTGAGATCGTCGAAGCTGATTTGTATTCAAGTAGTATCTGCACAATTTCTTTCTTTTCTGGGTCATCAGCGTGGTTAACTAATGCGGCTAACGTCTTATTATCAGTAGATGGTGTACCTGTTACTGTTGTATTCAATACAGGCATGTCTAGTACATCGTACAATAAAACAGATAGTTGTTGAGGTGAACCAGGGTTAAACGGTTCATCAGCTATATCTTCTAGCGTTTTAATTTTAATCTTGTCAGGGTTTACTGCTTTTCCTAATCGTGCAGTATTGTCAGCCTTTAACCGTTTAGCTTTCATAATATTATTTGCATGCGACACATGAAAATAAGTACTTAAACTATGCTTTAAGTCAGTTAACAGCTTATCGAAGTGACTATTGGCTTTGTTTACTTTTTCCATGTTCATTGGCATGCCAATCAGCATCATGTACAACAATGGCATAATAGAGGGCAGCATAATCTCTCGGTACACTTGTTCTTGATCGTCAGCAACAAGAGTAGGCCAGTGTTTGGCTTCGACATACCATATGCATAAAGCGTCTTTTAAGTTATAAACCAACACTTCTTCTCGTTCATACTTGTGAACATCTTTGTCTTTCTTAAACTCAATGCCGTAATTACCTGCAAATTCAAACGCATTATCTTTAAGCCCTAATGGGTTTTCTTGAGTAGAGTTTGTAGCCAGATAAGTGACAATCATTGAATCTTCAATTTTGCCATCAAAGCACTTTAAACCTTTGCGTAAACCATCCATATCAAGACTGTCTTCCATAAACAATTGATAGATAATGACTTTTAGATCGTACAAAGCGCCATGAAATTTAAGCGTACCTTTGTAGTGTAGAAAGAATTTAAGTAACACTGTTTTAATGTCATCTTCTTCGTCTGTGTCTAAGCTAAACACAATGCCTGCATGCTGTGACCACGTAAATGCTATGGTAATGATTCGTGCTCGTTCAAATCGTAAACTCTCTGTTTCGATGTCACAACCAATAGCATCATACTGGTGCAGACTGTGTAATGCCTTGGCAATTTCAACACCCGTAATAGGTGTTTCACGATGACGGATAATACTACGTTGAATTTTGAATGTATTAGTACAGACTTTGTAGAATTGCTGCAAAGAATTATCTAACTTAAAGCGTAACGTTTCGCTGTGGAGTAGGGCGTTGTAGTCAATGGATAACACTATGTTTATATCTTTAAAGCCTTCTATAGCGCCTTTAACAGTTTCACCAAAGCATTCGCTAGGCTTCTTAGCATTAGTAATAAACTTGTACAAATCTCCATTAGGGACTAACACATGTTGGATATCAACCATTCGTAAAGCTTTACCTGCTTTGAGTAGTTTGATTTTAGCTTCGGCTGCTTTTAATTTAAGGGTACTAGAGGAAATTGTAACCAACATAATTTCTTCTAATTTAAGCCCTAGATCTAATAATGGTTTTACATAATAAGTTTGGATTGAAGGTAAATGTGCAGCTGTTTTTTTAACAATAATGGCATATTTTAAATTTTCTTTACTTTCTGTAAACGTAATTATTTCCATTAATTGGCCTTATTTTTTATGTAAATGAATGGTCGTAGGTTCTTTGAATATTAGTTTCATAACGTCTTCAACGTCTAAATCTTTTGGGCTTCTGCTTGCTTGCAAGATAACTTTAAGTAACTCTTCGTTACGTTGTGATGTGGTTAGTGGTTCATTCATTGTATGTTTAATCCTATAACTGTTCCGAATGATGGATTAGTATTATTCGGGTATGCGGTATTGACCCATAAAACTGGGTAGGGTGGTGGTTCAAAATCAGTTGAGCCTTCTAAGTCAGTGAAGTACACGACACAATTCGGCTTTAATTGATGTTCTTCTATGTAATCGAATGCAGGTTTAAATTCAGTATAACGTCTACCTGCTATAGTAGTTTCTATAGGGTAGTCTTTTGGAAGAAAAGTTTCTACTTTTGCTACTTTATCATCACATTGAATAATAATAATTTTACTTGGTTTCATTGTTTTAGCTACTCGGTTCACTTCAGCTAATCCATGCTGAAATTGAACATTGGTAACAGAACAACTAGTGTCCCAAATAAATATAAATACGTCTAAGTTTTTACTCGCTTTACTTGGCAAGTAGATGTTTTTATAAACATAGCGTCGATTAGGTGTATTCCAAGTCGCTGTAGACTTTACTGTTTTCTTAATAAAACGTTTTAAAATCCGATTCCAGGGTAATTGTGGGGGTTTCGTAGAGAGCAATAACTCTTCCACTAAAGGTGAAGTAGACGTATTGACGTTTTGAGTCACTTTAGCAGCTTCATGGATATTATTAACCCAATAGTCTTCTAGTGTTAAACCATTGGTTTCGTCAGATACATTAGTACCTTTACTGGCTTGGAAAGTACCCATTTGTTCTGATTGGTCTACTAACCCTTGGTCAGCTTGACCTTTATTTTCATCCATTAGAATTTGATAAACTGCGTCATAGGACATATTAGCAAAGCGTTCATCATATAGCGCACAATCAGGTAGCTTAAACTCTGTCTTACTACGAATGTACCAGTTCACTACATAATCAGCAGCAATGTTGCTTATTTGTGGATCATGTAAAGCACCGCGAGTTACATGCATTAGAACGCAATGTAATAGCTCGTGTACGATTACACCTAAGACATGTACTGGTTGGTTGTCTCGTACAAAACTAGGCGCATACCAAAAATTAACGCCATCTACAGCCATTGTTTTGACAGACTCATCCTCAATAAATTTAAGTTTAAGTAATAAGTAACCAAAAAAAGGATCTGTCATCAATAGTTTGGTTTTTAATTTTGTTAACATTATGTGTTTGGCATCCAATCTGTTGGGTTGTCATCTCTAAGCTTTTTAGCAAAGACCTTTTTGTTGTATCTTACAATTTTATGTAGTTTTTCTAATAAACTTAACGAAGTTGTGTTTCTATAGAAACTTTTATACCTTGTTCTATACAAAATATATTTAGCTAATTCGTGATGATGCTCATTTTTCATAGCATTAATAACAACTTCATAGACCCATTCGATTGTTTCTTTATCGCGGATTGTATTTGGGTCATCCATTAATTTTGTAAATTGCTGGAAGTTTGAGTAAGTAGAGGGGGGAACGCTTATATTGCCTGCGACGAAAGGATAACCTAAATAAGTTAGATTGTCTTTTTTAGCAACAAGCCATATGAAAGCTTTATAATAGGTTACAAAATTTCTTAAATTACTATCAACGGTCTGGTGCTGCATCATTAATTTCGTCCACTATATCTAACACTTTTTGAGCACCTGCTTTAACTTTACCGCGATACGATGGTGCATCTCGCAAATAATCCATGCGGATATTCAATATGTTTGTGTCTACGACATCTTTCAGCTCAATTATTAATGGGTCGTTATCGTAGTTCAGCATTTCTAATTGCTGGCTGAGCTTATCAATATTACGAACAACGGTTGAGTAAAAAATTCGTTTGTTATCATTCTCTAATGTGTCCATTAAAGTACGAGCAATTTTTTCTGTTCGATTAACTAAGTCATATTTAGCTTCAAATGACATATCACTAATCTGTTTAGTTAGCTTATCTACTTGGGTACTAGAGACACTACTATTAAATCGTTGTGGTTCAGGCACTGGAAAATAAGTAACTGTAATAGTAAATTTATTACAGAGGTCATCAATACAAGGGTAATCTTTGTCATCGTACAAACTACCCAGCATGGTTTGAGCTGCTTGTTTATGGCCGTTATAACATGACCGTAAGTCTTGTACTGCACTTTCTAAGTCATCTTGTGCTTTATTAACGGCTTTTTGGAACGTGATAAAATCAGCACTCGGTAATATACGAGTTCCTAATAAAGCTTTATAGATAAGAGTGTTGTCATTAAAGTAATATTTAAATTGCGTTACAACGTGTTTAACGGCTTTTAAAGCATCTTTAGGTAAGAGTTTTTTATTAAACTTACCTGCGCCTGCTTCCATGTTGTTATCATTAATGGTTTGTAAACTTGCAATTTTGTCGTGCTTGTAGCCAGCCCAAAAGCTGACTTGTAATGTTGTTAAGATACAACTTTCGTTGTCGATCATTTGATACCTCCTTGAATAATTAGGTTGATTTTGGGGCTTTCGAGAATAAATAAGCTACATATACGACATAAATAGACAAAAAATAAGAGTATAGTGATTTATTTACTATACTTCACCTTTTTAATGCAGTTAGCCCATGCTATTTGCGTTCTTTGACAACCATTCAGTAATAGGCTTTGTACCCATCAAATAGTTTTTGTTTTGATCAATAATAGTGATTGCCATTACTTGAAAGTCTACAGTGACTGTTTTAAGAAATTGCATTAAAGGATCAACAGTAGCGCGTTCTATATTAGCGACAACCATTAAGCACAAAGCAGCTATTTTTGAGGGACTACTGTTGTATTCAGCAAAGCCAGTTGGATTAGCTAGTAGTTCATCAATGGTAGGTAGTTTGTCTTTCATGTTCATGTAAGCAAAGAATTCTATTATTGCACCTTTACCAACAGCACCTTCCATCAACTGACGATAGACTGCAGATTGAGGCTGCATTGAATGATACCTTGATGCCATCTCCCATGTTCTTGGAGTTGGATATGCATTTTCGTCTT